ACAATAACCTAATAATGGAATAATGAGAAAAGTAATTATAGCAAACTTTCAAGACTTCTTTCAAAGAGGACCAGAAAGACCATTCAGTATGTTAGCTGAATTAGAACATCGTGTATTGACTTCGCAATCAATACCAAGCAATATTCAAATAGGTAACTGCATTTTTATCTATAAAGGTGTAAAACATCACCTAAACGATCAAATAATCATTTATACGTTTGTATAATTGGAAATGTGAAATAATTCGTACCTACATGGAAGCCTTATAAACACTAGGATTTATAGCGAAACGATACGAAAGTACACTTTTTTTAGTGAGTTCTATAAATTATTTTATTTCAGAATCTTATTTAAAACCCTTTTTTTTTTTTTGGTCGAAAAAAACGCGAAAATGTGTATCGAAATTCTACAACCCTTATAAAACCTAGAAAGTATAGGTACGAATTTAGGTACGAATTGAAAAAATAAAAGGTACTTATCGTGTTTAAAGTGTACTTACTTATTTAGATTTAATATAAATAACAATAAGTTGTTTATTGTATTGAAATAATATATATATTTGTAGAGTATTGGCCAGAATACTGAAAGAAATTAGGACTCCCCCTTGCATTTCATAACTGGCCTTATGATTTCGCAAGGGGGTTTTTTATTAACGTAAAATTAGTGATATGATTTTATTGAGAACAGATGGAGGAGGATCTTCCTACAATGATGAACGATTAAGAATCGTAGAAAAACATCTAAAATTCTATTTTAGAGAAGAATTACAAGAAAAAATATTTAAACTTCATGACCATAAAGGTTGTTTAAATGTTTATTGGATTTCAAATCCTAACTTTGAAGATATTGAATATGTAGATAAAGTTTGGGAGTCTTTTTGTGAATATGAAATAAAACATTATTGTTCAACTTTTAATGAGATTTCATATGGATTATAAAGTATCGGTGTTTAAAAGTGTTTTAGATAGTGCTAATCCTTTTAATAAATCAGTTTTTTATGCTTTAGATAGGATACAAACAGGTAAAAGTAAAAAGACTGTATTAGAAATAAGAAGTAAAGAAACAAAAGAAGAACAGAATCAAATAAAGAAGTCTTTGCCTGGTGTTTGTTTTAATGGAACTTTCTTTAATAGATCAATAAAAGGACTTAACAAAAAATCAGGATTAATAATCTTAGATTTTGATGGTTTAGCTTCATTTGAAGAAACGGTTGCTTATAAAGAACAAGTTTGCAAGGATGAATATATATTTGCTTGTTGGATTTCACCAAGTGGAAAAGGTATAAAAGTATTGGTTAAGATACCAACAACTGGAGAACACAAAGGATATTTTGATTCATTAGAAAAACATTTCAAATCAGAGTATTGGGATAAATCTTCTAGCAATGTTGATCGTTTTTGTTATGAGTCTTATGATGAAAATTTGTATTTGAATGCAGATTCTTTTCAATGGACTGAATCAGAAGAACCCGAGATATGTGATGTTGGTGTACAAGAAGCTATTTTACCAATAAAATCAGATAATCGTATTATTTCTAATCTTATTAAGTGGTGGGATAAAAAGCACGGAATGGTTGCTGGTCAAAAGAATAACAATCTTTTTAAACTTGCTGCTGCATTAAATACTTTTGGAATAAGTAAGAATGAAGCTTCAAATGTATTATTGCAATACGATGAAGGAGGGAAAGAGAAAGAGATTTTACTCTTATTAAATTCAGCATATAAAAATGTTCATGAATTTGGCACACGTTTCTTTGAAGATTCTCCAATGAAGCGTAAGATTGAGAAACAAATTAGAACAGGTAAAAAAACAAAAGATATTCTTTCTTCATTTCCTGAGTATTCAGAATCTGAATTAGAAAAATGTGTTGTAGGGATAAAAGAAAATATTGCAATTGATGATTTTTGGTATTACGACAATGAAAACAAATGTAAATTATCACCTCATCAATATAAATTTTGGCTACAACAAAACAACTTCTTTAAATATTTCCCAGTAAACAGCAATACATATACTTTCATTCGCAAAGAACAAAATTTAATAGAAGAAACAAACGAAAAAAGAATCAAAGACTTTGTTTTAAATGTTCTTTTGCAACGTGAAGATATTGGATTTATGCCTTATGACATGATGGCTTCAACAACGAAGTATTTTTCAAGTGAATTTTTATCATGTTTAGAAAGTGCTGAAATAGAAATAAAAGAAGATACTATTGACTGCTCATATTTATACTATAATAACTGCGCTTTAGAAGTATCAAAGAAAGAAGTAAAAAAGATTGATTATATTGATATTAAAGGATTCGTTTGGAAGAAACAATTAATCAATAGGGACTTTGAAACATACGATCATCATGATGCAGTATTTAGAAAATTTCTTTGGTTGATTGCTGGAAAAGATGTAAGTAAATACAACTCATTTAAATCAGTAATCGGTTATCTTTTACATTCATTTAAAACTAGTGCTAATAATAAAGCTATTGTTTTTAATGATGAAACAATTTCAGAGAATCCAAACGGAGGAAGTGGAAAAGGAATTTTTTGGAACGCACTTTCTAAAATGAAAAAAGTATCTTCTATTGATGGTAAAACATTTGAATTTAATAAGTCATTTCCTTATCAAACGGTATCAACCGATACACAAATTTTAGTGTTTGACGATGTTAAAAAGAACTTTAATTTTGAATCATTATTCTCATTAATAACGGAGGGTATTACTTTAGAGTACAAAGGTCAGGATGCTATTAAACTGCCAGTAAACAAATCTCCAAAAATTCTAATTACAACAAATTATACTATTGGTGGTGTTGGTGGATCGTTTGAACGTAGGAAGTTTGAAGTAGAAATGAGTGATTATTTTAGTTTTAAACATACACCACTAGATGAGTTCGGACATATGCTATTTGATGAATGGGATGAAAAAGAATGGTTAAGGTTTGATAATTATATGATTAATTGCTGTCAATACTATTTAGAAAATGGCTTAGTTAAACACAATTTTAATAACTTAGATATTAGAAAGTTCATCAAAGAAACTTCATATGAGTTTTACGAGTGGTGTAACGATGGGAATTTACCATTTAATTCAAGACTTTACAAGGATGATTTACACGATCAATTTATAAAGGATTACACCGATTTCCATAAACTTTCTAAAAAGCGTTTCTCATCCTGGCTTTCAACTTTTGGAGTATTCTACAAACATAAAGTATTTGAAGGAAAAACCAACAATAGAAGATGGATTGAAATTGAAGACAAAAACGAACAGCCAACAATTCCATCAGACGATATATGGGATTTACCCGAATTGCAAGGAATATGAAAGAAACAATCGAAAAGTTAATAAAATCAATCAGTGAATTTGATGTGATTTTAGAAGGTAAAATACACGAAATATTATCTTATTATTACAATGTTACCAATGCAGTTGGATTCATTAAAAAAGATAATGAAATGTATTTAATAGATGAAAATTTAAATGAAATTAAACTATGAAAGTTTTACGAAGTTACCAAGTTGATCTATCACAAAAAGCGGTTGAAATACTACGAGATAAGAAGATAGTGTATTTGGCTATGGAAGTTCGTTTGGGTAAAACATTGACAGCTTTAAATGTATGTGAATTATACGGTGCTAAAAATGTTTTATTTGTAACTAAAAAGAAAGCAATGTCATCTATTATATCCGATTTTGAAAGCATGAATTTTAGCTTTGAATTAGATGTTATTAATACTGAATCAATACATAAGATTAATGGAACTTTTGATGTTGTTATAAGTGATGAAAATCACAAATACGGATCATTTCCAAAGCCAAGTAAAGGTGCTAAAGAATTTAAACAACGATACTCACATTTGCCTTTGATATTTTTAAGTGGAACACCACATCCTGAATCATATTCTCAAATATATCATCAATTTTATATAAGTAAATATTCGCCATTCAATCAATATCCAAACTTTTATAAATGGGCTAATGTATTTGTTGATGTTAAAGTTAAACATTTAGGTTATGGAATGATAAAAGACTACTCAAATGCAAAGAAAGAATTAATTGAAAAAGTAATCAATCCATACATGATAACATATACTCAAAGTCAAGCTGGATTTAGTTCTAAAATCAATGAAAAAATTATATATGTACAAATGAAAGAGTTAACGTATAATTTAATCAAACGACTTGAAAGAGATTTAGTTATTGAGGGTAAAAATGAAGTTATTTTAGCTGACACATCGGTTAAATTAATGTCAAAACTTCATCAATTATATTCAGGTACCGTGAAATTTGAAAGCGGATCAACTGCCGTATTGGATTATTCTAAAGCAATTCGTATTTATGATATGTTCAAAGGTAAACAAATAGCTATCTTCTATAAATTTAAAGCTGAATTAGATGCGTTGGAGTTTATATTTGGAGATACATTAACAAACGATTTAAACGAATTTAATACAACTAATAAATCAATTGCTTATCAAATTGTTTCAGGTCGTGAGGGAGTAAATTTAAGTCGTGCCGATTCATTGATTTACTATAATATTGACTTTAGTGCTGTATCATATTGGCAAAGTCGTGATCGTCTTACAACAATGGATCGATTAGAAAACAATGTGTATTGGTTCTTTGCTAAAAATGGTATTGAGGACAAAATATATAAAGCTGTAATGAATAAAAAAAATTATACGTTAAGCGTATTTAAAAAAGATTATTAGTATATTTGTAACACAAGTAACGTCGAAATTACTAAGAACTTTTTTTGAAACCCTATTGAATGATGCCTTTCGACGTGGCTATTTCAGTGGGGTTTCTTCATTTAAAATAACGTCGAATGGAAAAAGAAATTTGGAAGGATATACCTAATTACGAGGGTATTTATCAAGTGAGTAATTTAGGAAATGTTAAGTCATTAAACTATAATGGTACTAAAAAAGAAAGAACATTAAAACCAGCAATTGTAAAAAATCAAAATCGTTATTATGTTGGATTATGTAAACAAAAAATTGTTAAAAAATATAAAGTACACCAACTAGTCGCAATGGCTTTTTTAGGTCATATTCCTTGTGGCTATAAATTAGTGGTGGATCATATAGATTCTAATCCTTTAAATAATAATTTAGATAATTTACAAATTGTTACACAACGTGAAAACGCATATAAAACACAAGGTAATTATTCATCAAAATACAAAGGTGTTTCTTGGCATAAACCTTCAAAAAAATGGCGTACAAGAATATATTTAAATGGTAAACCCATATCATTAGGATATTTCAATAACGAAGAAGAAGCAAGCCAAGTTTATCAAAATAAATTAAAAGAGATATTATGCTAGAGTCACGTATCCAGGCAAGTTTAATAAAATATGCAAAACACAATGGGTGGATGTGTTGCAAAATAATAAAGTGTAATATTAACGGAATGCCTGATATTTTATTATTCAAAGATGGTAAAACGCTATTTATAGAAGTTAAAAATGAAATAGGCAAGCAATCAACTTTACAGAAATACGTTCAGAAACAACTTGAACAACAAGGCTTCGAATACCATGTAGTTAAAAATTTAGAAGATTTTCGTAAAATAATTACAATTATGTAATGTTATTTGTAAACAATGTATATATTTGCATATAACTTAAAACCAAAAACCAATGGATGATTTAAACTTTGACCTTTATTGGTCGCGAGAATTAGACAAGTACCGCGAAGATGACGAGTACGAAAAAGATGTAGATTATGAATATGAAAGACGAAAAGAAGATGAATAACCACGTAGAAAGGCTTTTGAAGTCGTTAGAGAAAACGTTAGAGGAAAATTTGGTAACTCTAACAACGCAAGAAGATATTATAAAAGGTCAATTGCGTATAATTAGATTAATCCAAGATAGTATTGAATCAATGAAACCTTATTTAAAATGAAAACACACTTTAAAAAATTACGTAATCCACATTATATCGGATCGTATGAATTGATGGTCGGGGATCAATCAATTGAGTTAAATGTAACTATTGAAAGAGCCACTAAAGAAATGGTTCAGAATGGAGACAAGAAAGAAGAAGCTATGGTAATTTACTTGAAAGGTCACAAACCAATGATCGTAAATTCCACAAATGCAAAGAACATATCTAAAGCATTAAATAGTCCTTATATTGAGGATTGGGTTGGTAAAGATATAACACTTTACGTTGCTAAAATCAAAGCATTTGGTGAACACGTTGATGCATTGAGAGTAAAGACAATTACAAGTATTAAACAATTGCCAGTACTTGAAGTTAACACACCTAATTTTGAAGCATGTAAGAAAGCAATTGAAAGCGGTAAGTTTAATATCGAGCAAATCCGATTGAAATATAATGTAAGTAAAGAAGTAGAACAAAAATTATTAAATAAGTAAAATCATGGAAAATAAAATTTACCGCCATCGTGCGTCGCAAGCAGGTTTATTATTAACTGCTGGTAAAGATAAGTTAGGATTAGGTGCAAGTTTAACAAGCTATCTTAAAAACAATTATGCTGAAACGTTATTCGGTATCAAAGAGGAAATACATTCAAAGTATTTAGAGAAAGGGATACATTGTGAGGCAGAAGCTATTGATGTAGCTGCAGAAAGATTAGGTTTAGGATTGCTTGAAAAGAACCAAGTACATTTCAACGATGAACACTTTCAAGGTACTCCTGATTGTTACAATGATGAACTGGTAATAGATTTAAAATGTTCATGGAATCACATTACATTTTTAGATACAATTACTTCGCCAATCAATAAAGACTATGAAGCACAATTGCAAGTTTATATGCACCTATTAGGTCTTAAAAAAGCAAAATTGGTTTATGTATTGCTTGACACTCCTGACTTTGTAAACTACGGTAACGAAGTAATTTACTCACATATGCCAATTAACGAACGATTCTATGCTTTTGACTTGGAATACGATCCAGCAATGATTGAGAAGATGCAAGAGAAAGTAAGTAATTGCAGATTGTTTTTAGAGGAATATGATTCAAAAATTAAAAGTTTGTTAGTATGAACGAACTAAACACACTTTATCAAATGCATATGCTTCTAAACCAAGCATTGTATAAATTCGATGATCTCTCGGATAACAACCTATTTAAGCAACGTTACGAAGCTATGTTTATGCAAATAGAAGAAATGTTAAATAACCTAACCGAAAATTTAGATGTTGTAGAATCGGAAAATTATTCGTATATTCAAAAAAAATTATCAGATACAGTTAACAGAATTAAATTAAAAGTAAAATGAGATTATCAGGAGTAATAACATTCGTAAGCGATGTTCAAGAAGTAGCAAACGCAAAGAAAATCACGTTTAGAGTCCAAGAATGTGAGGGACAATACCCACAATCGGCACTATTCGAAGTGTTTGGAAATGAAAAGGTAGATAACTTCCAAAAGTACAACCAAGTAGGTGATGTTGTTGATGTCGAATACAACCTAAAGTCAAACGAATCGAGAACAAATCCAGGTGTGTTCTTCAATACTATTTCAGCATGGAAAGTATCAAAAAGCATCTAATTTTAGCGAAGTTACGCGAATTTAGATCTAAGCGTCACGAACCGATGCTAATTAATTCAACATTTATTCGTTACTATTTATTAGACGATAAAAATTAATTTGTATATTTGTAAAGGGTAGTCGGCCAAGCGAGGTGTTACCCTTTTTTAATTTTAATGCAATGACTAAAGAAATAATTATATATTCGTTTATAGTGATCCTATTACAC